GTTCCGGGGCAATTCCGCTCCGGTCGGACAGCCGCGCCACATCTCCCGACGCTCGCTGCCCCGTACTTGGCCCGGCGACCTCGCCAGGAGACCGGGCCTTTTTCTCATTCGAACCGCGGGGGGCCTGTGCATGGGCATCACGCGTAGGGCCGACGCGCTCGCTCCCTCCCGGCTGCGTCGGCCCGCACCCATTGCTGTCCACAACGGGCAGCATCGGCAGGCTATCGCTCGCACTCGGTGGCCTGCCGTTCAAATTCTGCGCTCGCCTTGCGGCTGTGCGCTCAGCTTTCAACAGCACGCTTCCTGCCAGGGTGTGAATGCTTTTGAAGGCCATCAACGTCTCTCTTCGTCCGTTGGTTTCAACGCCAACAGACATAGCGAGAGGCGATTTGCTGATGAGAAAATCCAACTGCCCCGAGAGCAAAATGAGTGACGCCACGATCACCAATGCTGACCACCTCGTAAGCGAGGCTAAGGGCTGGTCCGCCCAATTGCTGGCGCGCGTCCACTACGGACCCGGTGACACTGTTGAGGCCGCGATGTACCGCGCCGAACAGAAATACGGCGTGCCAGCATATGCATTTTGGCAACTCCGCTACCGGAAGCCGAAAGACATTCTAGTCAGCGTTTATATGGGGCTCAAGGCAGCTTACGAGGCCGAATGCGGACGGCAGGAAGCGAGACTACGGCATGAATTGGCATTGGTTAAGGCGCTTCCATCCACCCCGGCTCGTGAAGCTTTGGTTGCAGAGACGGAAGCTGCGCTCGGAATTGCGCCGAGCCTCAAGACAGGAACGGAAGGCTAGATGATCGTGGGAACTGGCGACAAGACCGAGCATGTCTTCTGGATGGTGTACGGGGAAGGGCAGCGCGCCCCGACCTACAAGCACGATACCGCCGACTCTGCGCGGGCGGAAGCGGCGCGGCTAGAGGCGCAGAACCCCGGAATTTCGTTCTACGTCCTCAAGGCCAAATACGGGGTCCGTACTGACAAGCCCAACATCAATGGCTGGTCGCTCAAGAAGCGGCCTCCGGTTGATCCGAACGCGGACCCAATCCCGTTCTAGCCCTATCGATATCCCCCGCGCGAGAAAGCCGCGGCAACATGAAGGACGAATGAATATGGCCTATGACGAAACGGCGAAGTACCAGACGGCCGGTCTTTCCGGCACTGCGCAAGGTCAGGTCGGCGCTGCCGCTGGCATACTCGGTGCGCAGTACGACGCACAATTCACTTACCGGCGTACCCAAGCGATGCAGGTCGCGTTGCAGGCCAACAACGGCGCGCCGCGCAAGGTCTCCGAACTCATTGCCGATGCCGACCTCATCCTCGCGTGGCTGGAGGCGAAACCGCCCGCCTCGAACTAATCCGACGTTCCACACTCAATTCGGCGGACTCCCCTGGTGCCCGCTGATCGATACAAACGATAGGGGCAAGATATGGGCGACAGCGCGATAGAATTTGAGGCCAGACGGACTGCGGCGGCGGTCGATGGATTGATCGACAAATGGGTCACTCGTCGCGAGGCGTTTGAGATCATCCATGACGACGAGAAGGCCGCGCTGGTGTCTGCTGCCATCGGCGAATTGAATGTGATGATGGACGGTCTCCGTCACATTCTGCGAGCGCCAAAATGACGCAAAGCATGAAGGTCGGGCAACGCCGCAGCATGCGCTGGAAGTGCCCTAAATGCAAGCGTGAGGGGTGGTCCGAAAACGGTCGCGTTCCTCGCCACGATCTGCCGTGGAGCACCACAAAGGAATGCGGCTTTAATCGGCCGGCAGAAGGGTGGCCGAAGTGAACCTCAACCCTCTCAGCCTATTCGTTCGCCATCCCCGCCAGCCATTGCCGCATGTAGTTATCCGTCATGTCGTCGCCACCCGTTCCGAAAGCAAAGCCGTAGCTCGCAAGCGTGAGGAAACGACACAGGCTTTGCGCCACTACGTCAACCGCGTTGCTGGTGAACAAGCCCTTGATGCTGTTCGCCAAGCCCTCCTCCCAGAGGCGGATATCGAGCGGAAGGGGAGGGGAGCGTGACGGTTTCAATCCTCGTTGGCGATTGCCGGGAGAAGTTGCGGGAACTGGCTGACGGCTCGGTCAACTGCATCGTCACGTCGCCGCCCTATTGGGGCGCACAGCGGGATTATGGCATGCCGGGCCAGCTCGGTATGGAAACGACGCCGGAGACCTTTGCGGGCTCCTTGGTCGAGGTCTTTGACGAATGCCGTCGAGTGCTCCGCGACGATGGTTCGTTTTGGCTGAACCTCGGGGATAGTTACGCTGCATCCGGCAAGGGCGGCGGCGGCAAACTCATGGCGAAGCGGGGTGGCAAATGGGACCATCGAAAGCATCTTACCGGATGGCGCAATGCCCCGCCAGGATATAAGCAAAAAGACCTCGTTGGAGTGCCGTGGCTGGTCGCCACGAAGCTCCGCACGGCAGGATGGTATCTGCGACGAGATGTGGTTTGGAACAAGGGCTCGGCAACTGAGCCGACGCGCGCCGACCGCCCGGCGGGCTCCCATGAAATGCTGTTCCTGTTCTCCAAGAACAAGGACTACCATTTCGACGTGAGCAAGCTGCCGCACGGCACAGTGTGGACAGTCTCTCCTCGAGGATATGACGGCCACAGTGCGGCGTTCCCGCCTGACCTGATCGAACCATGCATTGCGGCGAGCTGTCCACCTGGTGGAACGGTGCTTGATCCGTTCGGCGGTGCGGGAACCACCGGCCTCGTTGCCGACCGGCTGCGGCTCAACGCCATTCTCATCGAACTCAACCCCGAATTTGCCGAGCTGGCTGAACAGCGAATTGCTGCCGACCGCGGCATGTTCACAGACGAGGCGGCATAACCCATGCCCGACACCAACAGCAGCGGGAGCGGGGGGACGACAGTGACGTTGCCTTGGCCGGATCGCAACCTGTCACCGAACGCTCGCTGCCATTGGGCTGTGAAGGCTTCTGCCGTCAGGCGAGCGCGGAAGGCAGCATGGCTGCTGGTTCTTGAGCAGCGTGGCCGGCGGAAGCTGGCCCATGCCGGAGCGCACATAGCCTGGGAGTTCTGTCCGCCGTCGCTCCGTCGCTACGACATGGACAATCTCATCACCCAACACAAGGCGGCGCAGGACGGCATCGCTGATGCGCTCGGGATAGACGACTCAAAATTCCAAACAACCTACAGCATGGGCCAGCCTGTAAAGGGCGGGGCCGTGTTCGTGACCATTCGGGGGACGACGTGAACGAATTGGCAGAACAGCATCAGGCATGGGCGTCAGCGAGCCGCCGGTTATGGTTTGGCGCCGCACCGGCACCAAAGCCGCCACGGCCACGCCCAGTCTCCCCATTCGTCGCCGTGAAAGAGCGACGCAAGCACAAGCTGTTCCTTCGAGCGATCGAGGAAATAGACGAGTACGGCAATATAGTCGTCCATGAGCTGTTTACACCACCTTGGAAGCGAATCGCCTGCGAGGTCGCGGCCAAGCACCAGGTGAGCATGACCGATCTGTTCTCGGCTCGGCGTGACCAGATGGTGGTACGGGCGCGTCACGAGATATTTTGGCGCTGCCGCCACGAAACCACGATGAGCTTGCCGCAAATCGGCAAGCGCTTTGGCGACCGCGATCATACGACCGTGCTGCATGGCATCAGGAAGCACACACAGCGGATGGAGAAGGGCTCTCTATGAGCGAGCGCCCGTTCATGCAGCTCTATGTCTCCGATTTTGTCGGGGACACCCTGTTGCTCTCCGCTGAGGAAATCGGAGCATACATCTTGCTGCTGGTGGCCGCCGACGCCAATGGCGGGGTGCTGCCCCCAGAGCAACACAGGCTGCGCAGGATCACCAAGCTTTCGAAGCGAGACTTCGCCGCCGCGTGGGAGGCGTTGGGCGGCTATTTTGAGGAAGTCGACGGGCTGCTTTGGTCGCTTCATCTGAAGAGATGGGCTCGCTGGGAACGGCTGGTCGGACGCCGGCCATTGTCGATCGGCACTCGCGCGTTTGTCATCAGACGCGACGGCGCACAATGCCGGTACTGCGGCACGACAGCGGGGCCATTCCACATCGATCATATTGTCTCGGTGGCTGACGGCGGAACCGACGACCCGACAAATCTCACCGTGGCTTGCCGGACATGCAATCTGTCGAAGGGTCGCAAAACGGTTGAGGAATGGCGCGGATGACGCAGCCCTGGTACCGGCGGTTCCCCGACAACTTCCTTGGCGGCATCAACGGCATGTCGCTTGAGGAGAAGGGGGCCTATGGCGTTGTCATCGACATGATCTATCAGCGCGGCGGTCCTATCGCGGACGAGCCTCGCTACATCGCCGGCATCTGCAACTGCTCGGTTCGGAAGTGGAACGCCATCCGCGCCCGGCTGATCGACCTCGGGAAACTGGTATCGATCGACGGCCATTTGATGAATGACAGAGCCGGGATCGAGATCGAAAAAGCCGCGAAAGTTGCGCGAGAACACGCTGAGAACGGCGCGAAAGGCGGAGATAAATCCGCTGAAATGAAAGCAGAAGCTAAGAAAAACAACGATCTAGTCCAAGCCAGGCTCAAGCTTACGCGCGCGTCTTCCACTTCAACCCCATTGAAGAAAGGGCGCGCTACGCTTTCTGACCCGACTGAGAAGATGGTGGACGTGAACAAGAACATGGACGCTCCGCTGTTCGCGGCGTGTGTCGCGCTCACCGAGCCCGTCAAGGATTTCATCGAGCACAAGAGCTTCGCTGCGTCGGTCGTCGCCCAGGCTCGTGCCAACCTCAAATCGCAGGAGAGCGTCCATTGACCAATCGCGGCTTCACCGTAGGCGATGATGGGGAGGAGGGGGCGTGAGCGACAAGCCCGCCGACATTCCGCAGGACGTGTGGAAGGCCGCTCATGCGGTGTTTAGCGCGAGCATTGGTGACGGTCCCGAGCCAATTGCCCGCGCCATCATGGCCGAGCGGGAGCGGTGCGCCGAGGTTGCAGAGACGCACTTCCCGCAGGTGCCCTCGTATGCTGCCGACATTGCCGCTGCAATCCGCAAGGGTGACGCCGCATGACCCTCCCCCTTGAACAATCCATGGAACGCGGGAGCGACCCCGTAAATCATCCGCGCCACTACACCGAACACCCGTCCGGCGTGGAGTGCATCACCGTCACCGAGCATATGAACTTCTGTCGTGGCAACGCGGTGAAGTACATCTGGCGAGCGGGCGACAAGGGCGACGAAATCCAAGACCTCGAAAAGGCCCGCTGGTACATCGACCGCGAAATCTCCCGGCTAAAATCGACCTCCCAATCCCCCAACGGTGAGGCGAGAAGCAGTGTGGGGAAGGGGTGAAAACTCCAACAATTCCTAGCGTTTCAGCGTGATTTTTGATAGCATCTAGAACGTGATTTGGAAAGCAAAATGAGCAATCGAGATGTCGTCTGCTACGCAACTGGTGCGGCCCTTTTTGGGGCGGCAGTCGGTTACGTCCCGAACGAAAAGGTGTGGCGGCGCACACTCGCAAAATATGCCGTGAAGGCCGAGCGGGACGTTCCGTTTCTTACTGACGTTGCCGGTCGATGCACCCGCTTCCAAGACAAGAAGGGTCGGCTCCTCATTCTCATCAACGTCGATGCCGACCGCACGGCGAAGCTTGAAATGACGCAGGTCGTCGGCGTGCTCGTGCATGAATCCGTCCATGCGTGGCGCTTCATCCTCGATGACATCGGGCAGAGTGCCCAGCCGGAACCCGTTGGTCACGAGATTGAGGCTTACGCCATCCAATCGATTTCGCAGGCCATGATCGCCGGGCATCGCGACACACAGAAGCGGCCTTGGACCACCCCCACCCAACAAGGATAGAACCAGAGATGAGCGAGACACCGATCCCGAAAGAAACAATGCGCATGGTCAGGGCGTCGGTGCGCTTTCAGCTTCTATCGCTGATGAACCACGTCATGGCCTCAACTCCAGGCGCCACCATATCGAGGACAGCCACGCGGCTGGGGAAGTCGGAGCGGTTCGTTCGTCGTGTGCTTGAGGGCCGGACCAAGCTCACGTTGCGCATGATCTCCGACATCTTCTGGGCCATCGACGGCGCGATGCTGCAGTTCACGTTGGAGCCCAAGAATATTGCTCCCGAAACGGCAGAAACACAAGCACAATCAACAGCGTCGCCCCCTCATAAACCAGGTGTAGAGCCATGACAGGGACAGGGGAGATGATCGAACGAGTTGCGCGGGCGCTCTGCGACGACACGCTCAAGCGCTGGCGCTCGCCGATTGGTGTCCAGAGTGAGCCTTGGCGGGAGTTTATCCCCGCAGCCCGCGCCGCTATTGAGGCCATGCGGGAGCCGACCGACGAAATGAAGAAAAAGGGGCAGATAGAGTTCCTAGGCTACAATTCCGACTTTGACCCGCCATCCGTGCCGCTCGTGAACGCTTGGGACGCGATGATCGACGCAGCGCTAGAGTAGCGGCTAACGCATTGATTGATCTAGCAATCTGAACCTAACGGGGACTACAGGGCAAATGGGCAATACGACAAGCAGGCTAGTGCCTGACCCTTCCATGACTGACGCCGAATATTATGCCCAGCGGCAGGCCAACCCGACAAAGCCCCAGATCGGCAAGGTGTGGGTAGAGGAAAACCCCGTCACCCGCATGGGGGCGCTCGCCTTCATTCGCAAGCGGCTGCATCATCATGAGATAGCGGCTGAGCGGTTCAAGACCGATTACGAGGCGCTGTTCGGTTCCGGCGTGCCGGCGCTCGATAATGCCCGCCCCGTGGTCGATCGCTCGCCAGTGGCCCATGACAGCGGAATGGCGGCTAAGATCGACAGGGGAGCCTCGCTGCTGGCCGCGATGAAGTATCTAGGGGCAGATGGCCGTGATCGCATCATCGCCTGCGTAGTGCTGGCTATCCCGTGCGAGGACGCAGCGGCACGTCTCCCCAGCGGTGAACCAAACCGCCGTCACGTGAAACGCGAGGTTGATGCGCTGCTCGACGCACTGGACTCGCTTTCTACGTTCTGGGGCTATCGCAGCCGAGCCGCTTGACAGCGTACGGCAAATCACCCGATAAGGAGTCAACTGGCGCTTTGCGCCTCACGATTATCTTTCCGCTGTTCATCACCTCCCCTCGTGCGCCTGGCTGGGCTGTTGGGTCCGTGTTTCGTGGAATGGCAGGCCGGAAAGACGGCCACTTCAGAACTAACCCCCACACATTCCCCCGCCCGCACCCCTAACACCGGAGCGGGCGTTGCTGTTTCCGACATGAGGCGCTGACCCCGAGCCAAACGGGGGAGTAGGCGAAGTCTCAGCGTTCGATGCGCAATTAGCGTCAAAGCCGGGCGCCGCTCGCTCATATCGCCGGCCAATCGAAACGCTCTCCCCATCTCATTTCCGGACCACTACGCGCGCCGTTCGCCGAAAGGACTTCGCATGTCAGCTGACGCCAATGTCCGCAACTCCGTCGCGGTTGCAGATCCAGACAGCCCGCAGCATTTCATCAAGCCGAATGCGGATGGGTCGATCAACACGCTGCCCGCAATCCCTGCAGGGTATGAAACCGTCGCAGCCGGGCAGACCAACCAGGTGCTTGGCGGCACGGGTGCGATCGGTGACGTGCTCTCGACGCTGATCTGCACTGTCGCCACCGCAGCAACTTCCGCTGTGACCATCAAGGACGGCGCGGGCTCATCCATTCCGGCGCTTCCGGCGAATACGCCCATCGGCACCTACACGATCACCATTAACCTTGCCTCGGCGGCCGGCGCTTGGTCGGTTACGACGGGGGCAGGCGTGTCTGTCATCGCCACGGGCAACTTTACCTAGAGACTTCGCGATATATCGCCCGAATAACGACAGGCGCTCCCGTCTCAGTAGTCCGCCAGCCGTGTTTATCGCGGTAGGTGCGCTCGACATACTCGCTGCTCAGCCCGCGCCGTTGCCACTCGGCATCTAGCTTCTCGCGTGCCTTGGCTTCGCCCAACGCAAACAGGGACTGATCCTCGTCCCAAGTGACCGACATAATAGACATCGCTCCCTGCCTCCTAGGTGAGAGCGATATTCTACACCTGACGCCCACCTTTCACCAACCAAATCCAGACTTTTACCGCGCCCGGCGGGGTCCAATTGGCCCACCGCCGCCGGAGCCTTGCGCACTTGACCGGCCAACAGAAAGGAACGGCCCGCTATGGGTTACGTCTCGCAGAGGTTTCAGCCCGGTTTTCGTCTGATCGACGGGTCCGACCTCAATACCATGATCGGTCAGATCAACGACGGCCCGAGTTCGGGTCCGGTCTACTACGCCAATGAGACCATCGGCTCCGATGCTGTCGGCAATGACGGCTTCAACCCATTTTCGCCGCTCAAGACGCTTGACCGCGCCCTGGCGCTCGAAAGCACGGCGCTGACGGCCGCCGGCCTGTCGTCTGTTGGCCGCAATGCCGTCGTGGCCTTCTGGGGCACCCAGCATCGCACGTCAACGCTGGCGTGGTCTTTGCCCGGCACCCATCTTGTCGGCCTTGGTGCTGGTCAGCGCCGCGGCAAACGGGCTCGGATCAGTGTCACCGGCTCGACGGCGTTTGACAAGCTGGTCAGCGTGACCGGGCAGGGCTGCGAATTTGCCAATTTCGGCACGTTCTACGGCTTCAACTCGGCATCTGCCAGCATCTGCTGGTCCGACACTGCCGGTCGCTCCTGCTACTCCAATGTGGAGTTCATGGGCTTCGGTGACGGCACGGCTTCCACTGGCACGGCCAACCACACCGCTTCGCGCGCGTTCGTGTTCAACACGAGCAACGGCGAGTCGAGCTGGTACGATTGCGTGTTCGGCGTCGATACCGTCGTGCGTAATGCGGCCAACTACACCCTCGAACTGGCCGGCAACGCTCCGCGGCTCTACTTCGAGAACTGCACGTTCGAAGCCCAGCTTGGCGCCTCGGGCGGCGCGTCCAGCCACGTGCTTGTCGGCGCAGCTGGCATAGATCGTTACGCCAAATTTAGCGATTGCGAGTTCTTCGGCGGCGGTTCGTCGAGTGGAACGGCAATGGCTCAGGCGTTCAACGTCGACGCAGCGGCCGGTGGAACCGTGCTTCTCGATCAATGCACGTTCGGCAATGGCATCACCGCCATCCAGACGACCCCTGTCACAGCGTTGCAGATGAACATGGTTGCCTCGACCACGGCCGGCGGCAAATCGCACGTCGTCTTCTGATCCTGATCCCCTGAAATCAAAGCGCTTAGCGCTCTCTCGAAAGGACTTTCAAAATGGCCGGTTGGCTTACCGATGGTGTTCCGACTCTCTCCCTGATCCAGGGTATCGAGCAGTTCTCCGTGGACACTGAAATCTCTGGCGGCGCACAGCCGCAGACCGCTGCGATCGAACTCATTCAGCTCGCCGCTGCGATCAAGTTCCTGAACAACGCTCAGGACAAGACGATGGTCGCGGGCACCCGCTACTTCGTCAACGTCGAACTCGGCTTCGATACCGACGTCACCGGTATTGGCGTTCTCGTCGGGTCGACCGGCGGCACCGATCTGTGGACGTTCGAGCTTCACGACTCGACTGGCGCTCTGGTCGCGACCTCGCTGGCAACGGGCACCACGGCCGGCACGGCGAACACGTTCCAGCGACTGGCCTTTACCAGCGTCTATCACGCTGTCGCGGGCACGTACTACATCGTCGCCCAGTCCAACGGCACCACGGCCAAGCTCGGCACCTACGCCTCTCCCGGCCTGCCGCTAGTCACTGGCTCCGCAACCGGTACGCTCGGCACGCCTGCTTCCATCACTCCGCCGACGACCTACTCGGCAAACCTTGGCCCGATCGCCGTCCTCTACTGACAGCGATAGCTTGAACGACATGCAAGAGGGCGCCTTCGGGCGCCTTTTTGCTGTTTCAAATCTGACGAGGATCGGCAAATGGGCAAGAGCACCACAACGTCGAATAATTGGCTCAAGTTGCTGTTCAATGCGACAGCGATTGCCAACATCGCCGACAATGCCGCGTCATCGCCGAACACCAATCTCTATGTCGCGCTGCACACGGCGGACCCTGGCGCCAGTGGCGACCAGACCACCAATGAGGTCAGCTATACCGGCTATGCCCGTGTTGCCGTGGCGCGAACGACTGGTGGTTGGACGGCCTCGACAACCGCCTCAACGTCGCCGGTTGCTGCGATAACCTTCCCGGCCGGTTCCGGTGGGTCCGGAACGGCGACCTACGCATCGATTGGCATGCTGTCGTCTGGTGCGGGCATCATCCTCTATTCCGGCCCGATCTCGCCGAACATCGTCTTGGGAAACGGCATCACGCCGCAATTGACCACAGCGAGCACGGTCACTGAATCATGATTGTTTCATCTGTCGCAGCCTTTACCGGCCATGGCGATGTTGATCCGGCACAGGTCGCGCTCAACACCCGTCTGCAAGACGCGATGATCTCGGCCGCTGCCGATGCGCAGGCAGAGGGCATTTCGGACAATGCCGTGATCCGCGCCAGGATGCTGCAGGCTCGCGACAAGGTTCTGGGCAAAGACAAGTAGGGCGAAGCCTGCGCTAGGAGCGATAGATGCTCGGCTTCGGTTCGATCTCAGAAGTTGCCATCTCCGAAATTCCGGAGATTGGTGGAATCCAGCAAGCTATTTGGTCGGCCGTAGGGGCGGGCTCGTTTGCAGGTATCGGCGCGTCTAGTGCTACCGCTGTTCTGGCGGCAGTCGGCGCGGGATCGCTCAGTGGCTCTACCCAGGCAATTCGGTCGTCTGTGTTGTCCTCTGCCGGCGTTGGGCAACTGTCCGGCACCACCGCGGCACGAGTTGCAGCGGTGTTTGCTGCGGCCGGCGCAGGCAACTTCACCGCCGTGCCCGTGATTTTCACCGCGCCTCGGGTGCGAGGCAACCAGATCACGACCATCGACATGATCGTGGACATGGGCGACGGCGGACGAGTGCCGCAGGTCAATCGGACGTCTTGGTCAGAACGGCCAAGCCCGTCCCGCGACAAGCGCGGTCGCAAGATCAATTGGGATGCGTAATGGCTGATGTAGGGCGTCCCTCTATCTATTCTGATGAACTCGTGGCGACCATTCTGGAGCGCCTGGCTGACGGCGAGAGCTTGCGGACCATCACGGCCGATGCGGATATGCCGGCGCGATCGACCATCTTTGACTGGCTCGCCAACAACGAGAATTTCGCCAAGCAATATCGTGTTGCACGTGAAGCACAGGCCGACGCGCTGTTTGATGAACTGCTCGACATTGCCGATGACGGCACGAACGACTGGATGGAACGCAAAAACGCCGACGGCCAGAACGTCGGCTGGACGGAAAACGGCGAGGCTCTGAGGCGATCTGCGCTTCGCGTCGATGCGCGGAAATGGATCGTCTCGAAGCTGTTGCCGAAGAAATACGGCGAGCGCGTCACCAATGTGGTTGAGGGCGGCGAAACGCCGGTCCAGATCACCGGGGCCACGCCTGCTCGGCGTCGCGCTGCCGCTGCTTTGTTGCTCGCCCGGCCGGTGAAGCCCGAGTAGATGGGCGCTCTTGATCGGCTGGATGCCGCGCTCGCCACTCTTGATGAGGCGGGGATGGCGGAACTCGACAAGGTTCTGGCTGAGGAACTGGCAAAGCCGTGGCTTCCGACGCCGGGGCCACAACTCGAAGCATTTCTGTCAGAAGCCGACTTGCTGCTATATGGCGGCGCGGCTGGTGGCGGAAAGCTCCTGAGTGTCGATGAGGTTCTTCCGACCCCAGCCGGCTGGGTCCGTATGGGCGACGTGTCCGTGGGAGACACGGTGTTCGACGAGATGGGGAAGCCGACTCGGGTTCTGGTGGTCTCTCCGGTAAAGACAGCGAAGACCTACAGGCTCGAGTTCGACGACGGAACTAGGATTGAGTGTTGCGCTGATCATCTCTGGTTGACCTACGACGCCGACGAACTAGCGGGTCTTCTGCGCAAATCTGATGCATGGCGCGCGAAGCGCCGGGCGGCACGTCCGTCTCGCGCTGGCTCGAACAAGAGCGCGGCGTTCCGGGCTGCTATCTCTGCCCGAAACTCGCGCATGGCAAAGGGATCCGATGTTCCGTCGGGTACGGTACGTACGACGCAGCAGGTCGTCGACACCCTTCTGACAGCGCGCGGTCGTCGGAACCACGCGGTCCAGGTTTCGAAGGCAATAGAAACTCCGCATGCCGAGCTACCGATCGACCCCTATACCCTCGGTGCGTGGCTCGGGGATGGAACATCGAGCAGTGGCGGATTCACCGGGATCGATCCGTTCATCTGGCAGCAAATTGAAAATGCTGGCTACGTCGTTACGCATGCGCCAAGCGACCCACAGTCCCATTATATTCGAGGGCTGAAAGCTCAATTGAGGGCAGCGGGGCTCCTAAAGAATAAGCACGTTCCTGCGGCATACCTTAGAGCGAGTGAAGAGCAGCGCGCCGCCGTTCTTCAAGGGCTCATGGACACTGATGGTCATGCCGCCCTGGATGGCGGGTGCGAGTTCGACAACACGAACTATCGACTGATCTGCGCGGTCTATGAACTTGTTGTGAGCCTCGGCATCAAGGCCACTATCACAGAGGGAAAAGCGAAGCTCAACGGACGTTACGTTGGGAAGAAATGGCGGGTTAAATTCACCACGGCGCGTCCCGTGTTCCGGCTCCCCCGCAAACTTGCTCGACAGAAGGCAAAGACAAGACGCGTTGGGGCGTTTCGCTACATCGTGTCCGCGGTGGAAATTGACCCGATCCCTATGCGATGCATTGGTGTGGATAGTCCATCACACCTCTACCTCGCGGGTCGGTCCTTTATCCCGACGCACAACACGGATTTGCTGTGCGGCCTCGCGCTGACGGAACATAAACGGTCGGTGATCTTTCGCCGGCAGGCAAACGATCTCGACGGCTTCTGGGAACGGTTGCTGCAACTCTACCCGCAGCCGCGGCACAAGGACTCGAACAAGAAGAAGCTTTCTACCCACGATAATCGAATGGTCGAATGCGGCCATCTCGAATTGCCGGGGTCGGAACTCAGCTGGCAGGGTCGCCCGCACGATCTTATCGGGTTCGATGAAGGCGCCCAGCTCAGCGCCGACAAGGTCATGTTCGTGCTCGGCTGGCTTCGGTCTGCTGATGGAATACGCTGCCGCGCAGTTATCGCCTCGAACCCGCCAATGGGCAACGAGGGGGCGTGGCTGCTGGAATGGTTCGCGCCATGGCTTGATCCGTTGTTTCCCATTCCGGCAATGCCGGGAGAACTGCGCTGGGCTGCGGCGGTCGGTACAGCGGCAGAAATTCGAACGATCTGGGTCGATGGTCCGGAGCCGATCGTTGTTGAGGGTGACGGCTGGCGGATCGCAAACGAAACGGAACTCGCTGACCCGGACAAGTATAAGGTTCTTGAGCCGCTTTCGCGGACCTTCATTCCATCCAAGTTGGATGACAACCCGTACCTGAAGGACACCAAATACCGGGCGCAGATCAACGCGCAGCCCGAGCCGCGGCGTTCCCAGCTTTTGCTTGGCGATTTCCTCGCCGGTCGCGAAGACGACGAATGGCAGGTTGTCCCGTCGTTGTGGGTCCGTGCCGCACAGGCGCGATGGACTGGCGATCCTGTCGCACGAATGAAGGCGATTGCGACCGACCCAGCCCAAGGCGGCCCAGACAAGACCGCGATTGCTCGACTGCATGAGGGCAATCATTTCGCGCGCGTCGAAAGCCGACCGGGGAGTGAAACGCCGGACGGCCCAAGTGTGGCAGCCCTGATCCTGAAACTGCGACGCGACAGTGCGGCTATCGGCATCGACATGACGGGCGGCTGGGGCGGTTCGGCTCGCGATCACCTGAAGACGAACAACGGAATTGCCGCAGTCCCGATTGTGTTTTCGTCAGCGGGCGAAGGCACCGACAAGGACACGGGTCTGGAATACGCCAATCTGCGGGCCAAGATGTACTGGGAATTTCGAACCGCTCTCGATCCCGACAATGGCGAGAACATCATTTTGCCGCCCGGCGACAGGCTGATGGCGCAGTTGACCGCAGGCCTCTGGCGCGAGCGGTCGGGCAAGATTCAGATCGAAAGCAAAGAGGCGATCAAGGCTCGGCTTGGATCATCCCCGGATGAAGCCGATGCGGTGGTGATGGCCTGGTACATCCGCGACCGTGCGGTGCGCGAGAAAGCAAAGCTGCCGTTGCCGAAGGGCCCCCCGAGGCCGGCGCAGGGTTCGCAGAGTTGGATGGGTTGATGGCTGACGGTTCCACCTCATCGCTGACCGGTGACGATGCCATTGTCGCTCGCGCCAAACAGCGCTTCGCGTTGTGCGAAGAGTGGGAAGGCAACGCCCGCAAGAACTTCATCCAAGACCTGAAGTTCGCCAACGCGGACCCCGACAATAACTGGCAGTGGGACAGCCAGTTGATGACCTATCGGCAGGACCGCAAGAAGCCGTGCCTGACCATCAACAAGGTGCGCCAGCACAATCTGCAGATCATCAACGACGCGAAGCAGAACAAGCCGGGCGTGAACATTCGGCCGGTGGGAGATGGCGCCACCTACGATGCTGCACAGACGTTTGAAGGCATCGTTCGCCACATCGAGTACCAAAGCAATGCCGAGGTCGCATACGACACGGCGACGACGTTCCAGGTTGAGGGCGGCATCGGCTACTGGCGCGTGGTCACCGACTATGTGAGCAACGACAGCTTCGATCAGGAACTCTACATCCGGCGCGTGAAGCAGCCGGACTCGGTCTATCTTGATCCCGACATTTCGGAGGTCGATGGGTCGGATGCGCGCTATGGATTTGTGTTCGAGGACAAGCCGCGCGACGAGTTCAACAAGGAATATCCGGACTTCAAAGACGACGCCGGCATGTCGGTGCTGGGGCAGGCGGGTGATACGTGGATCGATGAAGACCACGTTCGCGTCTGTGAATATTACGAGAAGACCCAGAAGAAGGACACGCTGGTTGCGTTCGTCATTCCGGACCTGATCAACGGCCAGCCGGCCGCTGGTGCCGGTCAACAGATCGTCATGCCGAAAAGCAAGATGTCGGCTGAGGTGAAGGCGCTTTACGAGGCCGTAAAACAGGCCGCGCCTGATGTGGTCAATGAGCGCGAAATCCTCACCGATCTGGTGATGTGGTACAAGATCGCCGGGTCCAAAATCATCGATCGCCGCCCCTGGCTGGGTAAGTACGTGCCGATCGTCCGCGTCATTGGCGAAGAGACGATCATCGAAGGCAAACTGGACCGCAAGGGCCACACCCGCGCGATGAAAGACGCGCAGCGGATGTACAACTACTGGACCAGCGAAGCGACGGCTCAGATCGCGTTGCAGACCAAGACGCCCTGGGTCGCTCCGGCAGAGGCGATCGACAACCTCGAGGAATATTGGGGCCGCGCCAACATCGATGAAGTCGCGGTGCTGCCGTACAATGCCCTGACCGAGGACGGAAAGACCATCCCAGCGCCCGAGCGTGTGCAGCCCGCCATTCTCGCATCCGCCTATGTGCAGGGCCTGCAAATCACCCAGAACGAGATGATGATGTCCTCGGGACAGTATCAGTCGCAGTTCGGACAGAACGAAAACGCGACGTCTGGCAAGGCGATCAACGCTCGTCAGCGTCAGGGCGACAACGCGACGTACCACTACATCGACAATCTCGCGATCGGCATCCGGTTCACCGGCAAAATCCTGATCGACGCGATCCCGCACTACTACGACACACCGCGCATTCTTCGTATCCTCGCCAAGGATGGCACGGAAAGCCATGTCCAGTTGGACCCGGAGGCCAAGCAGGCGTACGCCAAAGCACAGCAGGAAGAGGCCCAGCAGGTTGAGGCGATCTTCAACCCGAACGTTGGTCGCTATGAGGTGGTGAGCGATATTGGGCCAGCCTACGCGACCCGTCGACAGGAAGCCTTCAACGCCATGACGCAGATAGCGTCGCAGAACAAAGAGTTCATGCAGATCGGCGGCGACCTGATGTGGAAGGCCGCGGATTTCCCGATGGCCGATCAGCTGTCGGAACGCTGGGCCAAGACGATTCCCGACAACATCAAGGGCGATGGCCCGAGCAAGGAAGTTCAGACGCTCACGCAGCAGTTGCAGGAAGCCAGCAACGCCGTGGTCGAACTCAACAAGAAGCTGGAAAGCCAGCAGCTCGATTATGCAATCAAGATCGACGAGAAAAACATCCGTGCCTTCGAAGCCGATACGAAGCGGCTCGTCGCAGAAGGCAATGCCGGCCCCTACGTGACGCAGGGACAGGTTCAGCCGCTCATCATGCAGACCATCATGTCGATGCTTCGTGAGGGGCCTGCTGGTGGAGAGCAGGGCGGGGCACCGGCGCCGCAACCGATGCAGCCGCAAATCGAACAGCCTGCCGCCGAACCCGTGCAACAGGCTCAGCCGCTCGCGGCATAATACAAAGGACGATCTACCATGCGCGGTCATATCCGTGCTGGCGAGGTTCCCGAGGTCATCAAAAAGACCTCAGAGGAGTTCGCCGGCATATTCTTTGACGAAGGCCGGTCGGACAGGTTCCGCACCGTTGGTATCTCGCAGAAGGCGTATGTGCGCCGGTACTGGACCAGCTTTGTTGATACCGCTGTAGCGGCGTTGACGATCCTGCTTGCTGCCCCGGGTACCCCGGAAGACCAGAAGGAAGAAATCTACGAAGCGATCGTCGCCTTCAAGACGCACGCCTCAACCGTCAAAGCAAAGCCCGCACTCTCTCTCAGGAGCCTGAATTGAACCAGCCGATCAATCGTCCCGCGCTGCGCAAGGCAGGCGGTCCCGCCAAAAACCCGCCGGTGAAGACAGTGGGCGCCCCCGCAGCAGGCACCAAAGCGCCCCGACGTGCCAGTGCCATTGTCGGCTATCCGAAAGACGACATGCGCAAATACGAGATCGAGAGCGCAGCCAACACGCTGTTGCGCGCTGAGGAAATCAAGAAGGACAAGCGGCTCATGGCCGAGGTCAAGAAGTGCGCCGACGACCGCGCCAAAATGCTCGCAAAGGTTTGACAGATGGCAAAGCTCTCAACTGCAAAACGCGACAAACTGCCGAAATCCGAGTTCGGCCTTCCCGGCAAGAAGGCCTATCCAATGCCTGATCGCAGTCACGCCGCCAACGCGAAGGCGCGTGCGTCTCAGATGGAAAAGGCTGGTAAGCTGTCTCCGTCGGCCAAAGCCAAAGTTGACGCCAAGGCGAACAAGATTCTGGCTCGCAAGAAATGACCTTTGCGCACCGCACCTGTCCGGAATGCGAGGGCAGGGGCGTGCTGGGTCCGCGCTTCCCGGAAATGTGGGAACGCGCCGAAGATTTCATCTGCCGTCACTGCGACGGCGCAGGCTTCATCGAGAGCAACCCCTCCGAATGGTCGCTCACAGATGTTCCCGATCCGGCGGCTAATCCGGAAAGGCACCAGCGCCTCACGCTGGGTTCCGTACTGGTGCGTTCACCAGGCTAGCCCACAAGGGTTCCCAATGACCATCGAAGCTAACGCTGCCGCCCCCGAGGGTGTGCAGGCGCCTGACATTGTGCCGGGCGAGACTATCGCTACCGAAATGCCATCGTCGCCCGAAACCGAAACGCCTCCGGCCCCGGAACCGGAAGTTGTCGAGGAGCCGAGCGCTGAGGCAGAACCAGCCGCCGCGGCTCCGGAGCCGGACGGCAAGACCAAACCGACCGAGAAGCAGCCGCTTTCCTGGCAGGAAAAGCGCCGCATCGAGGAGACCAACAAGCGTCGTGCCGCAGAGGCCCGCGCTGCCACCGCAGAGGCCGAACTTGAACGGCTCCGCAAGGCAGCGGCTACGCCTCCGGCTGACGGCGCCACGCCTCCTGCGCCGGTTCCCGCCGCAACCCTCACGCCCGACCAAGCGAGGGCTGCCGCCCGTGCTGAACTCGAAGCAGAAGCTGCAGCAAACGCGTTTTCTGAAGCGACGGGCCGAGTGCTCGCCGCTGGTATCGCGAATATCCCCGACTTCGAATCCGCTCGCACGGAAATGGTCCAGAACTTCGGCGACCAGCTCAACGCGCGGCCGGATTTCTTCGAAGCGATCACGTCGCTCGATAACGGTCACGAGGTTTTTTACGACCTCGCCAAGGACCCTGAGCGCACCGAAAAACTGCTCGCAATGTCCCCGGTTCGGCTCGCCATTGAGATCGCCAAGCTCGGCGACAAGAAGGCGGTGCCAGCCGCCCCGGAAGTTAAGCCGATCAGCAAAGCGCCGGCACCGGTCAAACCAGTTGGTGGGGCTCCGGCCGCAAGCGATCGGCTCGATGATCCGAGCGCGCCAATGGACCAGTGGGCCAAGACATATCTGAAGCAGGTTGCCGGCAAGGGCCGGTAACGCTTTCGACGCTTTACGACTGAGCCGCACCTGTTCGGCTAAAACAGGGTTCATCTGCACCGGACAGCATGCCGGGTCACGCTCGAACTACTTCGGTCACGGGCACCGAAACCAACCGCTGCACGAAAGGCAGCACTCCCCATCCCGTGACCCTAGGAGGCCTTAAATGGCTGACGGCAATACGATCCTCACGATCGACATGATCACGCGAGCCGCTGTCTCGCTCTTCAAGAACAGCAACATGTTCATCCAGAACCTCGATACGCAGTACGACGGTCAGTTCGCCATCGATGGCGCCAAGATTGGCGATACCCTGCGCATCCGCCTGCCGAACGACTTCACTGTCCGCCACGGCACGGCGCTCAGCATCCAGGACACCGCTGAAAAGTACACCAGCCTCGCCCTCTCGACTCAGGTCGGTGTGGACGTCGCCTTCAGCACGGCGGAACGCACCCTGAAGTTGGACGACTATTCCGAGCGCGTCCTGATGCCGATGATGAACGACCTCGCCGCGGATATCGCAGCCGATGTTATGTCGGATGTCGATGGCAACGTCTGCAACCTCGTCGCCAACGTCGATGGCTCCGGCAACATCATCTCGCCGAACGCCGAAACTGTGTTGCTGGCGAAGGCGGCTCTGGCCCTCAACTCGACCCCGACGGTTCCCGGCTTCAAGACGGTACTTGGGCCGAACTCGGAAGCGCGCATCGTCTCGGCTCTCTCCGGCCTGTTCAACCCCTCGCAGGGGATTTCCGAGCAGTACCGCAGCGGCCAGATGAAGAACGCTCTCGGCTTCGACTTCTTCATGGACCAGACGGTGATCAACCACACGACCGGCACGTTCTCAGCCGGTACGGTGAGCGGCGCCAGCCAGAGCGGGTCGACGATCACCACCTCGGCGATCACCGGCACGCTCAACAAGGGTGACATCATCACCATTGAAGGCGTCAATGCCGTCAACCGTCTGACCAAGGACTCGACCGGTGCGCCGCGTCAGTTCGTTGTCACGGCGGATGTTGCCAGTGGCGCGACCTCGATCCCGATCTACCCGGCTCTTGTGCCGGCCGTGAACGGCAACAAGGTTCAGTACCAGACGGTCGACGTGTCGCCCGATAGCGGCGCCGATGTTCTGCTGGCGACCCCTGCGGGCGGTTCGTACATCAAGAACATCTCGTACTCGCCCAAGGCGGTCACCCTCGCGACTGCGGACCTCGTCCTGCCACGCGGTGTGCATGAGGCGGCCCGTCGTACCTACGACGGCATCTCGATGCGCATGATCACCGACTACGTGCTCGGCACCGACCAGCTCGCCACCCGTCTTGACGTGATCTACGGCAAGACCTGGCTCCGCGGCGAGTGGGGCGCGATCCTGGCCGACAAGATCTGATCACGCTGAACCAATCGGCCGGGGCAACCGCTCCGGCCGCCTTCATTTGGAGAGCAATCAATGGCCTATGTCTTCCAGCCGTACCCGATGCGCGTCACTACTCCGGACGGCAAACGCATTCGTGTTCTCAACGAACGCGAGCATGACCGGCTAAAGGCCGAGTGGGGTCAGACGCCCCCGGCACAGCCGGAACCCGTTTCGGTCGTCGATAACGCGCTACTGGCGCCAGCTACGGCGGTCGAGCAAGACAATGCCGATACGCCCGCTGGGCCGGTTGTCGCTGCCCCCGTGCTTGTTGGCCCCGGCGAGGACTAAGCCATGACCACCGCCGGCGATCTCATTGCCCTTGCATTTCGCGAGGCCGGCGTTGTCGGCGTCGGTCAGACCGCTGGTGCGCAAGACTTCACGGACGCTCTGACCCTGCTTAACGGCATGATGGGTCAATGGCAGCGTCGACGCTGGCTTGTCTATCATCTGGTCGACGTCACCTGTCAGGGCACTGGCGCGCTGTCCTACACCGTCGGAACGGGAGGCGATTTCAACGTCGCCCGCACCGACAAGGTCGAAGCTGCCTTCTTTCGGCAGACCGTTGGGACCGTTCCTAATCAGGTCGACTATCCGCTGGCTCCGATCTGGAGCCGCGAGGAATACAACGACATCGCCTTGAAGTCGCTCAACTCGTTCCCGCAGGTCTATTTCTACGACAGCGGTTGGCCGCTCGGGCATCTCTATGTGTGGCCGCTCCCGTCGGATCAGTACGAGATGCACATTTCGATCAAGGACGTGCTCCAGACCTTCCCTGGCCTGACGACGGCGATCAACCTACCGCCCGAGTATTTTGAGGCGCTGCACTACAACCTTGCGGTCCGTCTGCGCCCGCTCTTCCAGCTTCCGCCTGATGGTTCAATCATTGCGCTCGCCAAGGTAGCGCTGAACACGATCCGCAACGCCAATGCGCAAATTCCCGCGCTCGAAATGCCGAACGATCTGATCCATGGCAGCAACTACAACATCTATTCGGACCAGCAATACTCGTGACCCGCATTCCGCTCATCGGTGGCGCATACGAGTCCCGCAGCGTCATTGCGTCTGCCCAGGAGGCGATCAACCTCTACTCGGAAAGCAACAACTCCGACGCGTCGCCGCCGGCTCCTGCCACGGCTTACCCAACTCCAGGGCTCGCGCTGGAGTCGACGTCACCGTACATCGAGGGGATTCGGACCCTCTATCGCGCGTCCAATGGAGCGCTGTATGCGGTGGTTGGGCCTGACGTCTATTCGATCTCAATCTCGTTCGCATGGACCTTGCTGGGGACGATCCCCGACAACACTACGCCGGTCAGCTTTGCCGACAACGGCATGGCGATTGTTCTGGTTGACGGCACGACGACTGGCTACGCGATCGATATGGACACCGGGGACTTTGGGACCATCACCGATCCATCTTTCCTTGGTGGGATTTCGGCGGCCTACCAGGACACGTTCTTCATCTTCAACAATCCGGGTACGGCGCAGTTCTATATCTCGCTGAGCAACGTGACCTTCGAAATGCTCACCGGGATCACCGGTCGCATCCTGAGCGGATCGATCGCGACCGCGGGCAGCGGTTATACCAATGGCACCTATACGCTGGTGCCATTGACCGGTGGAACCGGCATTGGGGCACAGGCGACGTTCACGGTGTCGGGTACTGGAGTGACGGGCATCGTCCTCACGGCTCCCGGCAGCGGGTATTCAGTCGGCGACGTCCTCGGAGTGAACAACTCCAATCTTGGCGGCGGCGGTTCGGGCTTCGGCTATTCGGTCGAGGACGTGGCGACGGCTTTCGACCCGCTCGACATTGCGGCCAAGAGCACGGCAGACCCGATTGTCGCTCTCGCAACAGTGCATGGCGAACTCTGGTTGATCGGCACGCTCAATACGGAGCCGTGGTACGACGCAGGCGCGGCCGATTTTGCCTATCAGCGCATTCAGGGTGCCTTCGTTGCGCATGGGTGCGCTGCGCCCTATTCAGTGGCCGTGGTCGACAATTCGATGCTGCTGCTCTCGCAGGATTTGCAGGGCCACGGCGTTGTCGTCATGTCGGACGGGTATGCGTTCAAGCAGGTTTCGACCCACGCGATCGAGCAGGACATCCAGACCTATTCGACCGTGGCTGATGCAATCGGGTACTGCCACCAGATCGAAGGCCATCTGTTCTACGTTCTGACCTTCCCGTCTGCCGACAAGACGTGGAGTTATGACATCGCGACGGGCCAATGGCATCGGCGCGCTTCGATCGACGGCAACGGCGTTCTGCATCGCCATCGGTCCAACTGCTACGCCTTTGCCTACGGGCTCAATCTGGTGGGCGACTATCAGAACGGCAATCTCTACTCGTTCAGCAACGAGGTCTTCACCGACAACGGCACGCCGATCCCACGAATTCGACGCTTCCCGCACATGGTCAATGATGGGAACCGGATCAGCTACCGACAGTTTCAGGCCGACATGGCAACCGGCCAGATGACCGGCGGTGAGTCGTCCGACCCGCCGCTGATATCGCTGCGGTGGAGCGACGACAAGGGCTTCAGCTACGGCAACGCCGTAACGCAATCGATGGGAGCCACGGGCCAGTACCTGGCCTCGCCAAACTGGCAGCGTCTCGGCATGGCGCGCGACAGGGTGTTTGAACTGTCATGGTCGACCAATGCGAATACGGCCCTCAACGGCTGCTGGATAAATGTCGTTGAGGCCGCAACCTGATGTCCAGCTCGAACAATGCGGCGATTGTGCCAAGCTCGCAGCAGCCGATCGCTGCGGCCGGCGGGTTGGTTACACCGCCTTGGGTGCGGTTCTTCAATGCGCTCGTAGCAGCAGCTTCGCCAATCGCCAGCGTCGATGTGGGGGCGACGCCATTTTCATATCGCGCAGGGTCGTCGGGGACATTGCTGATTTCTGGCGGCACGGTCTCAGCTGTGAGCCTTACGCGAAGCGGTACGACAGTGTCACTTGGAACGGTTCGATCCGTGCTGATGGCGAACAATGATGTCGTGACGATCAGCTATTCAGTCGTGCCGACCGTCGACTTTATTCCGGCCTGAGAGGTCAGCGTTGCCCTTCGAACCCCTCACGGTCAGCCGGGAATATTCGGCCGAACGCATTAACGTCGTAGTCAACCATCCCGACGTGAGGCCTTGGGTCGGCGGTGAAGGGCGGCTCGACCTGTCGCAGGCTGTTGCCGATCAAAACAACGTTCTGCTCATGGTGGGCGAAGGCGGCGGGTTTCTGCTCGTCCAGCAAGAGCCGGGCATCTATGAAGCGCATTCGCAGTTCGTCCCGTCGCATCGCGGGGAGGGCGTCCTACAGGCTTCCGCTGACGCCTCGCACTACATGTTCACGCGTACCGATTGCGTCGAGATCAGGACAAGAGTTCCCGCCGGCAATGTCGCTGCCGCGGCCCTTGCTCGGCGCATGGGCTGGGAGTTCCAATTCGAACGCGCCAATGCGTGGCAGACGCCCGACGGTCTGAGTGCGGTTCGCTACTACGCCAAGACCATCAACCAATGGGCGAACACGGCGCCGCGCCTCATCGAGACCGGTCAGTGGTTTCATGAAAAACTGGAAGCCGCCAAGATCGCAGCGGGTTCAGCCATGCCGGTCCATGACGATGATGAGGTACATGATCGATATGTCGGGGCAACAGTGGAAATGATCGCGGCCGGACAGGTTGCCAAGGGGCTCGGCTTCTATCGCCGCTGGGCTCCATTCGCCGGCTACGCGCCGATTTTCGTGGCGGCTGAAAACCCGCTGGTGCTCGACATTGGCGATGCTCTGCTCGCCGTTCGTAACTCTGACTTCGAGGTGATTCTGTGCCGGTAGGAGCCACTGTAGGCGCCGCAGCCTTGGGCGCGGCTGGATCGATTGCCGGCGGCTTCCTTCAGAAGTCCGCGACGGACAATGCGACGGCAACGCAAAAACAGATGTATGAGGAAGGTCGCTCCGACCTTGCGCCCTTCCGTACAGCAGGCGCGACCGCGACAAATATGCTGCTCGACAAGCTGCCGGACCTGACCGCGCCGGTTGAGATGGACCAGGCAACGCTGGAGAAGACGCCCGGTTATCAGTTCAATCTTCGGCAAGGCTTGAAGAGCGTCCAGAACGGCGCCGCTGCTCGCGGTCTCGGTCGATCCGGTGCTGCTGCAAAAGGTGCCGCTGGCTTCGCGACGGGACTGGCGGATTCCACCTTTCAGCAGCAGTTCGCCAATGCCGTAACGAACAAGCAGAACGCCTTCAACTTCCTGATGCAGCCGGCGCAACTCGGCTCCAACGCCGCAACCGCATCGGCGGCCAACGCGAACACCGCCGGGGCCAATATCGGCCAGAACATCGTGTCGGGCGGCACGGCTCTTGCGGCCGGCGTCACCGGGGCAGGGAATGTCGCCAGCAACGCCGGCAACACGATCGGCGGCTACAACTACGCCAACCAACTGCTGCGACAGGGCTACGTCCCGGCCGGCATGTATAAGGCAGCGTGATCATGGCCGACATCAATGTCAGTTTCTATCCAAAGGCCGACAACAACGCTCTGCTCTCGACCGCCAGCAACGTGGTCGGGCTCAATCGAGAGGCCCTGGCGGCGCAGCAGCAGCATATGGATTTGGTCAAGGGTCAGGTCGGCTATCTGGTCGACGGCTTCTCGTCCCTTGCCAGCAAAGCCGATCTGTCGCCAGACGATTTCTACCAGTTCGGTCAGCGCGCCGTGCAGGAAGGCATTCTGAGCCCCGATGTCTATGCGGCGGAAGCGGCAAATGTTGCTAAGGTCGGCACCGATCCGAAAGCGTTGCGAGACCTCGCGACGAATTTTGGGCTCCGCGCTCTGGATGCGGGGCAGCGCTTCAGTGCCCAGTTTGGCACGCCGCAAATGCTCGACACCGGGAACCAGCTTGTACCAACCACGGTGAGTCCGCTGACTGGCGCAAACGCCATGGGACCGCCTATCCCCAAAACGCTCAGCCCGTCCGAACTGGCGACCCCGGCAACGATCGGCACAACGCCGCAGGGCCAGCCCATTACCGGCACAACGGGTCAGCTGCTTGAAAAGGCCGGTGTCAATCCGCTTACGGCGCGTCCGGACATGGCGCCGCTGCCCGCTCCAAACGCATTGGTGCCACCGCAGACCAACCCGCAGAGCACGCCGACGGTCAATCCGGCCGCGACGGCTGCCCCGCCACAGGGGGTCGTCACCACGCTGCCCACGGGCCAGCAGGAAGCCTTGAAGCAGATCGGCGAGCAGGCGGGTGCCCAACTGTCGGACGACCTCAAGACCGCCTCGGGCTACCAGGCCGCGATCACGCCGCTGGAAAAGGCTATTCCCGCCCTCGAGGCGCTGGGAAGCACAGGCACCGGTCCCGGAACCGAGCAGATCAACGAAATCAAATCGTTCCTTCAGTCCATGGGCATGCCGGTCGCCGACACGGACCAGATCAAGAATTTTGACGAGGCACGGAAGTACCTGACGCAGTTCGCTCGTGGTGGTGGTGGCGGGACCGATCCGAACACCAACGACAAGCTGGCCGCGGCTTTCGCCGGCAATCCCTCGGTTGGGATTTCCAATGCAGCAGCCGTCGACGTGGCAAAGACCGCGTTGTCGCTGGCTCGACTGCAGAACGCCCAGACCCGTGCTTTCTTCAATTCGGGCCTTCCCGAGAGCGACTATTCGAAATGGTCCTCCGAGTTCAACTCGACGCAAGACCCCCGCGCCTATGGTTTCGACCTGATGAAGCCCGAACAGCGCGCGAAGCTGATCGAGGGCCTGAAGCCCGATGAGAAGGCTAAGTTTGTCCAATCTCTTCGCACCGCCGTTCAACTCGGCCTGGTGACGCCTCCAAATGGCTGACGGCAACGCGATCTACAAAGGCCTGCTCGAGCGCGGGTTTACCGCGCCTCAGGCGGCGGCACTGGCTGGCAATATCCAGCAGGAGTCGAGCTTTGATCCGACGGCGCTCAATGCGGGGTCGGGCGCGCAGGGTTTGATGCAGTGGCGGCTTGATCGCCGCACCGGCCTTTCGGACTACGCCAAGGCGACCGGCCGCGATCCGTCCGATGTTGATGCACAACTCGATTATCTCGTTCACGAGATGACTGGCCCAGAGGCTAAGAACTCTGCGGCATTTCTCAAAGCGGGTGATGTCGAGACCGCGAACGAAGCGCTCAAGAAATTCATCCGTTATGGCGACGATGAAGCGGGGAAGCGTCTCGACTACGCCCGATCGTTCGCCGCACAGCCGGACGAGGGCGCCGTAACTCAACCGGCAAAGCCTGGTTTCGTCAATCCGGCGTTCTCTGGGGGCATGCCTGGCGTTCCGTCGTTTGGCGCGCCAGTAGTCGCCCCAAGCCCCAAAACGCCGCCCACGGCCACGCCTGCTGTTTCTGGCGCTGTTCCGGCCAACGTGTCCGACGATGATTTGTTGAAGGCGTTCCTGCCGGGCGGTGCGCCCGCGACGGCAAATGCGTCTGCGGTTTCGTCGGCTGACGATGATTTCCTGAAGCAGTTCTTGCCAACCGCTGAGCAAAAGGCCTCGGCGGCGCAGGCTGACCCTCTGGCCGGCACAAGTCAGTTGTTCCCCGGCGCCGACGCCCTCAGTGCAGCCTTCACGTCAGGCGTTGAGGCATTGCCGATTGTAGGGCCGTCGGCGATGAACGCCCTTACCGGGCTGAAATCGAACGTCCAGCAGATGGTATATGGCAACAGCCAGACGCCGGAACAGATCGCGGCAATAGATAAGGCCGTCGAGACTCAGCAACCAGTGGCCTCTGGCGTCGGCACAGTAGCGGGAACTGTTGCTCCATATCTGGTCGGCGGGGCCATTCCAGGCGTTGCCAAGGCACTTGGCATGAGCGGCAACCTGCTGACTCGGATGGTCATGGGCGGGACATCGAGCGCGGCACTTGAAGGGGCGGACACACTCGCTCGCGGCGGTTCCGTGGAAGATGCCGGCAAGAACGCGCTTATGGCGGGTGCCCTTGGGGCCGGCGCTGCGCCCGTTGCGGACGTGATAGGGCATGGCATCAACAAACTGCTGAGCGGGACCGCACCGGAAGTTGCCAAATTGGCGCAGCTCGCCCGCGACAAATTCGGCATCCCGATCGGCCCCGGCCAGATCAGCGATAACGGCATGGTCCGCATGGCCGATTCCGTCGTGAACAAAATGCCGTTGAGTGGTGGAACGGCATCGAGCGCGGCGCAGCAGTCCGCCTTTAACAAGGCAGTGGCACACACATTCGGTGAGAACGCCGATCATATCACCACCGATGTGATGGCGCGCGCCAAGGGTCGCATTGGCAGCGACTTTGAGACGGTCGCTCAGAAGACGCCGCGGATCGATTACGACCCTCAGATCGAAGGCGATTTGATCCGCATCACCGACGACGCGAACAAGGTGCTGACCGCTCCTGAGATCGGGCCGCTAAAGGCTCAGATTGACGACATCGTCGGCAAGTTCGGTCAGGGCCAGAACGGGATTAGCGGCGATGTTTATCAGGCATTGACGCGCAAGGGTGCGCCGCTCGACCGCCTGCTCAGCTCAAGCGATCCGAACATCAAATTCTATGCCGGACAGGTGAGGGAGGCGCTGGATGAGGCGTTGTCCCGCTATGCGCCGCAGGATGCGCAAGACCTTTTGAAGCAGGCCCGGTCGCAGTGGAAGGCGATGAAGACCATCGAGCCGCTGGCTGAGAAAGCGACCACCGGGGATATTTCCGCGCCGCTTCTGATGAACCAGGTGCGCGGGTCTTACGGCGACATGGCCTATGGCGGCGGTGGCGATCTGGCTGACCTTGCCCGCATCGGACAGCGGTTCCTGAAAGCCCCGCCGTCGAGCGGCACCGCCGAGCGGCTGGCCGTGATGGAGGTCGGCAAGAAACTGCTCGGGCCAACGGGCTTGGCCGGCGCTGGCGTAGCGGCGGCAATGAACCCTGGCGCTATCCCGCTCGCGCTTGCGACCGGCGTTCCCGCCTTGGCGGCCTATGCTGCCACGGCCAAGGGTGCCGGCGCACTGCTGCGATCCAAGACGCTTGCGAACAAGCTGATCGAAAATTCTCTCGGCAAGACCCCGAAGGCTACCGGGGGGGCAGTGAACCGATTGCTCCGCTCTGGGGTGCCGCTGGCGACCCCGCGCCAGCCGGTGCAGATCATCGTGCGGCCCGGAGCAAATGCCTCCGGCAATAGACTGCTGGCTCAGTAGAGATCGCGCAACCATTGCTGGGCGAAGACGCCCGCACCGCCCGCAAACAGGATGCCTAGACCAAAGGCAATGTCGGGAGTGAGTTCGTTCACACGGGAGAAGATGAAGGTCAGGCACAGCACGCAGAACGCCGTCCAATTCCTTGCGGCTTTCTTGCTGAGCGGTCTGCGCCACTTCCCGGATTTTGGATCACGGTCGGCATACTGGTGAGGTTCTAAATCGATGTTGGGCAAGCGCTGTTCACCAGGGCCAAAACTTGATGGTCAGTCCGACCGCAATACCAGCGACGAGCACTAAGGCGAGTCGCGCGTAGACAGACGCTCCAGCCGATAACCGCTCAATGCGGTTCAGCTGAATAAGCATCTGTCGCCAATCCTCATTGTCCACGGGCACGCGCTGAAAATAGGCGCGCAGGCCCAATTCTGCAACCGGCTACTTCGAGAGGTAGCGATCAATCGCTTGCTGATGAGTGAGACCATGCTTCGCCATCCATTCATGAACCGTTGCCGGGCTCCGGCCGACGCGGCGCGCGGCGGCCGAGAAGGACATAGTTTCTGTGCCAATCGTGATTAAAATAACCTGTGATGTGTTCTCCGATTGCATCCTTTTGGACGCCCACTGACAGTTTTTAGGCTCGTAATTGCCGTCATTCTTGATGCGATCGATGGAGTGATGGGGGCTCGGACGAACCCCCATGTCCTTCAAGAAGTTGGCAAAGTCACTCCACCGGGGGCACACGCCGATACCTCGGCCCCCATAGCTGGAATATTCGATGGCATTTGTGTTTGTGCATCTCGTGATCATGTTTTGCCAGCTGCTGTAAGTGGGCGAGTTCGCATGTCCGTGCCGGAGATTGCTGCGACCCATCGAGACCCAATCTCGTTGAGCGCAGCCGCAAGAAACGGTGCTTCCACTCAACAGCGATGCCTCCCGGGCAACAACGACACCGCCGCACTCGCAGACTGCCTCGCAGTAGTAGCGGCGACTGTTAGCTTCCTGCCGTTGAATTGAATTCCTGACAACCGTCAGCCTTCCGAACTTCCCTCCAATAGGGATGGGGCGGCGGGCCGGCATATGCGTCCTCCAAGAATGCGGTTCCAGAGCTATGGCTACACTTCTCCCGAATGGGCGTCAACAGTTCATCGACGGCAACGGCGATCCGCTCGCTGGCGGTTTCGTCCACTTCTATGTGCCCAACACCCTGACGCCTAAAGACACGTGGCAGGACAGCGGGCAAGCCACGCTGAATACCAATCCTGTCGAGTTGGACGCCTCGGGTGAGGCGGTTATTTATGGCTCCGGTTCCTACAGGCAGATTGTCACCGACATCGATGGAAACCCGATCTGGGACCAACTGACGGCTGACACAGCGGTTGGCGGCATTGTGTTCGGCGGCGTCTCGACCGGCACCGCAAATGCCCAGAACATCGCCGCATCGACTTTCAGCCAGCAGGACGGTCAACAGGTCCAGTTCTTCGTTGGCACCGGGCTTACCAATACCGGCCCCCTGACGATTGCCCTTGGCGGTGGCAGCCCGATTGCCCTGCTCAAGGACACCACTTCGGGTCCGACGCCGTTGACCGGCGGCGAAGTCGCGGAAGGCAACGCTGTTACGATGATCTACAGCGTTTCCCGCGGCGCGTTTCATCTGGTGCAGAACGACTTCGATCCGGTCAACATTCCGCTCCAGCAGAGTACGCCGGTGAATTTCGCGCTCAAGGTGGACGTCAATTCGCCCGGCGCAAACCAACTCACCATCTCGATCAAGAACCTCGACGGCACGGACCCATCGACCCTTGCGCCGGTCTATGTGCCGTTTCGCAATGCGACGGCAACCAGCGGTATTCCGGCCCAATTGAAGTTGACGGCAGCGACTTCGTTTACGCTGTCATCCGGCTCCACTCTTGGCACGTCGAGCGGCATTGCGGGTCGTATTTGGGCAGTCCTGTTTAACGACGGCGGCACCGCTCGCATCGGCCTTGTCAATTTGCTTTCGAGCACAGCCAATTGGGTCTCCGCGCTGCGCGATGGGATCAACTCCGCAACGGCCGAGGGTGGCGGCGGAGGTGCCGATACCAATCAGGTGATCTACGCCTCGACGGCGGTCTCGTCCCAGCCAATGACGATCATTGGATATTTCAACATCACAGAGGCAACAGCCGGGAACTGGTCGACTGCCCCATCCTACGTCGAGGTGTTCCACCAGGGCATTCCGTTGCCCGGAAGCATCGTGCAAAATCCCCGCACCGACCTCGGGACTGTGGCGACCGGGACGACCCGCATTCCGTTCGACAATACCATCCCTCAGATCACCGAGGGCGACCAGTACATGACCCAGGCGATTACGCCCCTGGCATCGCCCAACCTGCTTCGCGTCACCGCACAGATCATCATTTCGTCGTCCACGTCGGCGGCCTCGAATGCTGTGGCCTTGTTTCAGGACTCGACGGCCAACGCGCTGAAGACCGTCGAGCAAGATCAGGCAAGTGCGGCGGAGGTCTACACTGTGACAATGAGTTACGTGGCTCGCGCACTTTCGACGTCTCCAACCACATTCAGAATACGCGCCGCAACAAATGCAGGCACGCTGACTTTCAACGGTAGCGCGGGCGGAGGGCTCTACGGAGGGACCCTCAATTCGTTCATGCAGGTTGAAGAAATCATGAGCTGATCACGTGTCGTGATCTGTCTCTGACCAACACCAAGCAATCGATCCACACAGTCGTCCCAAGGCCTCCTAGCGGGGGCCGTTTCTTTATGAGGTCTCCGTATGTCCGGACCCATCTATGCCGATCGCGTCAAGGAAACGACAGCTACGACCGGCACTGGCACCTACACGCTTGCTGGAGCCACGACAGGGTTCCAATCGTTCGCAGCCATCGGTGATGGCAATACCTGCTACTATGGGATTACCGACGGGACGGCGTGGGAGGTTGGGCTCGGCACATATACGTCTGCCGGCACGACACTGGCGCGTACCGCCATCCTCGCGTCCTCGAACAGCAACGCCGCCGTTAGCTGGTCGGCAGGCGCGAAGAGTATCTGGGGTGACAGCCCGGCGCTGTTCTTCACCGGCCTCGTCAACTCTGCATCGGCGCTGTCCCCGGCGACGTCGGACGGCCATGCGCTGGGGACAAGTGCACTGCAGTGGTCCGACTTGTTCGGTGCCTCGGGATTCGTCTGGAACATCGCGGCCGGAGATTGGGTCGCCACCCACACTACCGGCATTGTGACGGTCGGCACCGGCGATCTGCGCGTCACGAACGCTGGCGCCAATGCGGCCAGTGTCGTCACCGTCGGCGGAACGCAGACCCTTACCGCGAAGACACTCACCAGCCCGGTGCTCAACACGGCAACGGTCGGCACGTCACTGCTACCGACCAATGACGATGGCGCCCCGCTGGGGTCCACAACCAAGGAGTTCAGCGATCTTTTCCTCGCCAGCGGCGGTGTCATCAATTGGGCGAACGGCAACGCGACGATCACGCATTCAAGCGGATTGCTGACGTTCAACGTCCCGGTGTCGCTCGGCACGTCGAATGCAATAACAGTGGGATCGATCGAACTCGGCGCGGCCAGCGATACGACGATCACCCGCTCCGCAGCCGGTGTGATCGCTGTTGAGGGCGTGCCTCTCTATTCCAACATACCTCAGAACTCGCAGAGCGCCGCATATACCACCGTTCTAGCAGATGCGCAGAAGCACCTACTGCACCCGACGGCCGACAACAACGCTCGTACCTTCACCATCGATAGCAATGCCAACGTGGCTTACCCGATCGGAACTGCAATTACCTTCGTAAACGAGATCAACACGCTCACGATTGCGATCACGTCTGACACACTGGTCCTCGCGGGCGTGGGAACGACCGGCAGCCGAACGCTCGGCCCGATGGGCATGGCGACGGCGATCAAGAAGACGACGACGTCATGGATCATCAGCGGCGCGGGGCTCACCTGATGTCAGCTGTCTCCCATCAAGCGTTGCTTGCTGAATATGCGCGAATCAGCACGCCGGTTTCCCTCGGGTCAGCGGCTGGTGCAGGCGCAAGCACGTCCGTTACTTTGACCACGGCTGCGGCGATCCCGTCCGGGTCGCTTGTGGTCGTCGGCATCGTGGTCGGGTTCAACGCAGCTCAGACCATCACCGGAGTAAGCGACGGCACGAACACCTACACGCAAGCCGTGCACTCGGCATGGGACGCCACGGGTGATGTCGTCGTTGACACCTGGTATAAGGCAAACGCCTCTCCTGTCGGGGCCGGCGCGTCTCTGACGGCCACATTTTCATCAGCATCTCTTGGGGGCGGGAGCAACGTGCCGGTCATCTGCGCCGGATATGTGTCAGGGGTGGTCGCTTCGCCTTTGGACAAGACCAATACTGGCAAGACCAATAACGGCACCGTGTACGCATCGGGCAGCACGGGAGCGCTCTCCTCTGCCAAGCAGATCGCTTGGGGTTTTCTCGGGTTCTACAACGCCACGGCGACGGTCACAGAGGGCAGCGGCTTTACGTCGCTAGTGTCCACTCTGAACAACTCTGCAAACCATTGGTCGGCCGATCTCACCTATCAAATCGTGAGTGCAACGACCGCGCTAAACTACCAGCCGTCAACTTCCGTGAACACCTTCGGCGCAGCCAATCTGTCGACTTACATAGGCGCCTAACGCAGGGCGAATAGGTCAGAATATGCCCCACTTCTTTATGGCCGCATCGCGGATGGCATCCACCACCATATCAGCGCCGGCAACCGATAAGTGGTCATCATCGAAGTAGAGCACCCTGTTGCCAATCTGAGTAATGCATCGGCTGGGCATCGTTGTGTTGCAGAATGCTGATGATGTCTGGACGGACACCACGTTGGGCGATGCGGCGAGAGAGCGAAAGAGCGTCAATGTCAGCGCGTTGCGCTCCAGATAGGTGTCATAGCTGGTTGTCAACGTGCCGTATTGGCCCTTGAGCGCTAGCCGCGTCAGCGTTTCTGGGACATCCCAACCGACTTCGGGAATAGGCTCGACCAGGATCACTCGCTTGCCTTGCCTCACGAGGTTATCGATAGCATTTTGCACCAGCCCGATTAGCTCGTGCTTCCGCGCCGTGGTGTAGCCGTCGTAGAAATTCGGCAGCAGCTCGACGCCTCCCTCATGGTTGTCGAACGGCGTGTTCTCGATCCGCAGGGTGTAACGCGCCGAGAGGATGACCGTCTTGATGCGCGGGTCGGCGATGGCGATCTTGTTTTGTTGCAAAATTGGCCGGTATTGGTCGCCGGTCTCGTAGTAGGCCGGATAGTCCTCGGTGAACATATCGCCCGTCGCGAGGATGAGCGCTGAGCGGCCGGTTCCTTTCAGTGCCTTGTCAAGGCTCTGGGCAAGAACTCCGGTGTGGCTGTCCCCGACTACGGCGATGCTTGGAGGTACTTCGACGTCGCCGACGATGCATCGATCGGTCATGCAGTTGACGCCGGCCACCGAATAGCCGGGTGAGGGCGGAGCGCCGCGGAGATACGACGGTACGCGTTGTGGCACGCCACCCGAGAGTATCAATGTCAGTCCCGCAACGGCGAGCACTCCGAGGCCGGCGAACACCGGCCGCCAGATCGGCAGTGCCAGTCGACGATCTCGGAACGGCCGCTCGACGAAGCGCCAGGTCAGAAAGGCGAGCGCGAAGGCGATCGCGATCAAGCCAGCGTAGGCGATATCGGGAAGTCGGCTGATCGAGTAGAGCCGCGCGAAGACGAACAGCGGCACGTGCCAGAGGTAGAGCGAGTAGGAGATCAGGCCGACCGCAACGACCGGCTTCAACGACAGGATGCGGCTCGTGATCGCGCTCTCGCCGAAGGCAAGCAACAGCGCGGTCCCAAGCACAGGAATCAGCGTCAGCAGCGAGGGATGCGGCGTCTGCTCGTTGAACATCGCAAGCGGGATGATCGCCGCGGCAAGTCCCGCCGTCGCGATGGGGCTCGAGTATCGACGCAGACGAACCATGATGTTGCCGAACCATGCGGTCGCGATCACCGAGCCCGCAAGCAGCTCCCACGCCCGAAACGGCAGGAGATAGAACGGCGCGATCTCTCGCCAGTGGCCGTTCGCGTAAAATAGACCGTAGGCGCCCAGCAGGACGATGGCCGTGACACCAAGCCATTTCCAGCGTGCGAGCTTCGACAGCACGACGAGCACGGCGGGGAACAGCAAATAGAACTGCTCTTCAACCGCGAGGCTCCATGTGTGCAGGAGTGGAATCGTCTGCGACGGCTGACCGAAATAGCCCGACGTTCGCCAGAACAAAATATTGCTGGCGAAGACCGCCTGTGCGGCGACGCTCTCGCCGAAGTGTTTGAGTTCGGTGGGCGTCATCGTGAACCATGCCGCCGGAATGCACGCGAGGATCACCACAAGCAGCGCAGGGCCGATGCGGCGGGCGCGGCGCTCGTAGAACCGTCGGAAGCTAAAATGCCCCTCGCGTAACTCGCGAAGGATGATCGAGGTGATCAGGTAGCCCGAGATCACGAAGAAGATGTCGACGCCGAGGAAGCCGCCCTTCAGCCAGCCGGCATGAAAGGCCACGACGGCGAGCACTGCGATCGCTCGCAGGCCATCAATATCGGGCCGGTACGCCGAATGGTTTGAGGACTGTTTGTCGGTCAGTTCGATGCTGCGGCGAGGCAACACAGTATCAGTCAAAGTACGGCCCTCAAAAACGGGGCCACCCTAGTCTAGCGGGCCAGCGTCTTTCAAGCGCTGCGTCCCTACCCCCTAAGCCGCCAGCCTCACCGCATGGCGGCTTTAACATCACCACATCGGAGACCATCCATGGACGCAACCGTACCAGCGGGGGCGGCGCCTTCGCTCGATTTCGACAAGGTGCGCCCGATCTTCCGGGGCACGCTCACCCAAGGACAGGTGGACGGCATCAACGGCATCCTTGCCGCTTTTGGGGCCATGGGTGACGGCAACCACCGGCATCTTGCCTATATGCTCGCCACGGCCAAGCACGAGACGGCGCACACCATGCAGCCGATCCGCGAGTGGGGCCGGGGCAGGGGACTGCCCTACGGGCACAAGGATGCCACTGGGCAGGTGCCCTACGGGCGCGGTCTGGTCCAACTCACCTGGACCGAGAACTATGCCAAGGCCGACCAGCGGCTCGGGCTCAACGGCGCGCTGATCAAGAACTACGACCTCGCGCTCGATCCGGACATTGCTGCCGAGATCATGGTGCGCGGCATGCAGGAGGGATGGTTCACCGGCAAGAAACTGGCCGACTATCCCGACTTCCTCAACATGCGCCGGGTGATCAACAGCCTCGATCAGGCGCAGAC